ATAGGTCAAGTCACCGTCCATGTCGTCCAACAAATACAGCGTATCGGCCTGCTGTTTAGTGAACGAATACGTAATACCGTCGTCTGTCAGCGATGACGAATCAGTAAGGATCTCTTCTATAACCAAAAATTTATCTAGCAAATCTGTCAACGTCGCAGTTTCAGCAAACGCAGTCGAGAATTCTTTGCTGATATTGTCCGCCAGAGTAATTGTGTCAGACAGAACTTTGGATATGGTAAGGGTAGCAACATCAACTACGCTACTAGATTCAGCAAAGACTTTCTGCATCTCCTGAGCATACGCATCCCCAACAGTCGAACCATCGTCAAGGGTTTTTTCTTTCTCAACAACATAGCTGTAGGAATCAGCAAGCCCCTGGTTTTCCGAAAGGGCTAGTGCGATAGAGAATGTCAGTGCATCTGTAACCGTGATTGAATCTGCAAACGACTTTGAAATTGTTTTTGTAGCTTGATCTTGCGAAGTAAGCGTATCCGCAGTAGTCCCGCTGTTAAACGATAGCGCCGGAACTTCTATAATTTGAACAGTTTCAGAGAAAGTGCGCTGGAAAATCAGCGTTAAAGAGATGTTGTCAGCGAGGTTTACGTTCTCTGATAAGACCTTCGACACGCTACGCCTGAACACATCGAACGGCGATATCGTATCCGCACGAGCTTTCTGTATCGTTTTTGCAGCAAGATCCCCAACAACAATTGCGTCTGCCCTAGATGTAGAGAAGCTAAGTGCAATCGAGTCTATCGGGTTTACTACTTCTACTGCGAGGACATCAGGGAATGAAACTGTTGCTTGTACGTCAATTTCTTGCCACGAGGGTTCACAGACAATATCTACGTAAGATATTGCCGCTACAACTGCTATACCCTGTATGACATTGATGGCCATTAGAAGTCTTGTCGGACGTAGAATTTGAGTACATCAAATACCGTCTGGATCTGCCCATTGAAGCTGATTTCGATCTCACCCTCATAGACGCCCTGTTCTACATCTAGCGTGTTACCAGGGAACCCGAAGCGAACTATACCCGCCGCAGCGTCTACCTTAGAGCATGACAGCGTGTGAAGCACCGTGGTCGTGCCAGCTTCTCTGAACTTCACAACAACAGTAGTGGTCGCAGCAGTCAGATTTATGGGCGTGCCAGTCTCCCGGTCGGTCAGAGTTAGAGTGACCTCTGGAAGATTGTCGTTACTGACTAGCTTGATTGTGCTGCTCATATGATCCTCTGATATTCAATAGAACCTGAAGCTCTAGTCAGTCCTCGATTTACCCGTGTACGCGTCTCATTAATAGCCGCTCGGAACATCATCAGATATTCCCTAGCCATGGACTTGTCTGAGTAAGATTGCTTGGGAGTACCATACAGCCGCCCACGTGCGCCGTAGGAGATCTGCTCAACAAATTCCTCAAACAGAGTTTGCGGTACTTCGGTCGCTGTACGAGTAGGCGCTACGGATGCTCGCAGCTTGAGCTGCTCTCCGTCTATCTGGGGGTAAGGCACTACCTGAACTTCTGGGTACGAAGTCCTGGTTATATATGCGGGAGAGCCCTGAACCGTACGCCAGTCGGTAGCACGATAGATGCGAGAAAGCTCTTCACTGCTCTTGGGGATCAAGAGCCTATCATCAGCATATGCTTCCACGAGATCTACGAACTTGAGATCAGGAGGTACGATCATCAGATATGACGCCTTGCCTATGATCAAGGATGTCGGAGACAGATCTATCTGAAGGATGCGTGTCTTCTCACAAAACTCGATTGCTGCATTGCGAAGCGAATTGATGGCTACAAACTCAGGAACGTCCGGAACATACTGCATTACTTCCGGCAGAAACTCAGTCAGCTCGATAGTAAGGTCAGTTGCGCTCACGGGTCATTATTCCAATGCGTTGTTGGGGTCTAGTTCTTTGTCTACTTTATCCCGATTGGGGAAGGTATTCAAGAACGATGTCAGATAGTTAGTAGCGAACTGAATGCCAGCAGCGTACTCAGCATCCTTACTGTGGGCACGATACATCACGTAGTCGAGGAGTGCGGGTTCGTAGATATCGTTGATGGCGATAGTTCCCGACTCAGACGTTATATTCACAGGCACGTAGGCGTAAGCCACTTCTACATACCCATTGCCCGTATTGGGCGGGTACACGTGGAAAGCGGTCTTGTCCTCTACATCCACCATGTAGTTCTGGACCGTGTTCTCTGGGCGCTTGCTGTGCCAGTTGGGGTAGATCGAATCTACCAAGGCTCTGTCAACAATACGCACGGCACGCCCCGGAGTAGTACCGGTCGTGCCCATATTCCGAATCACGTCCAAAAGCTTCCAGCCGTCTGCTGGGATGGACTGTTTTGTACCAACGACCAACCGGATCACGGCTGACTTATCGTTGGTGCCAGGAGACAGCAGGCATACCTGCCGTTGCCCCAAATTAAGATACGACAATAGCTCGGCGCGAGTCCAACGAATATTCCCTTGGTCTACTAACAGGATAGTCGCTTTGTCGATAATCGATCCGGCGGTAATCGTACCCATGATTGTCCTATAAGGCGGGGGCCGAAGCCCCCGGTTCTACAAAACTACTTAGGCGGATTCTAAAGCAGCAACACGGGCCTCAAGTGCAGCATACTGCGCGGCAAGATACTGGGCCAGTACTGTGGGAACCCCTAATTGAACCAGAACGTCTGCAGACATATCACTCTCCTTGTCAAATGGGCGGGGTGTTACCCCCGCCCGTCAGATTAGCCAGCAGCCAACAGAAGAGCCAGACCGTCGGCCTGAACAACCTTGTAACCGTAGACGTTGAGGCCACGGATCAGGGTGCCGAAGTCGTTGGGGTTCTGGAGGGACTCAACCTTAGCGATCTGGGATGCGAAGGTGATAGCCGACTTGTGGCCAGCCATGATCGCATGACGCTTAGCCGCACCAACCTGTGCGCCGCCATTGAAGTCTTGGCCAGCAGCAGCACGGGGGAGCAGGTTCGACACATAAACCGTGAAACGGTCGATGATGCCGATCTTGCCGTTGCGGAGGATCGAGGAGGGGTCACCCATGAACTGAGCTTGAGCCAGATTGGACTGCATAAGGATCTGACGCTCGGTGGGGGTGATGATCAACCAACGATCGGTCTCAGGCACGTTTGCCTCATCGAGAACGCTCGACAGAGCGGTGATGCTCTGAAGAATGTTGGCAGCAGCCAGGGTTACCGGGCTGTTGTCCGTACCGAGGTTGAAGCTGGCGGAGATCTTACCAGCGGTAGCACCCTTGTTGGTAGCAGCGCCGCCGTTGAAGGTGCCCTTCAGCGTATCGGTATCGATGGCAATCTTCATCTGCATGGCTGCGTCATTGGTGAACACGTCCATGAGCTTGGGTTTGGCCTGGAGTTCCAGCACGTCGTTGACGTTCACGCCGAAGTACTTGCCCTTATCGATCGTCAGGCTGATCGTGGAAGGAGCAGGGATCTCATAAGCGAGGTTCTGACCGATGCTGTAGTTGTTGATGGTGATGTTGGGGATCGTGTTGATGATCACCGTATCGCCCATATTCGTGATGTCACCTTGCCAGTCGGTGTTAGCGATCTCACCAAATACAGTAGCGGCGTAGAACTTCTGCGCCAGTTTGCCGGACCAGAGGGCCGGGATGAAGGAACCCGAATAAGCGGTACCAGTGTAGGTCTGGGCGCCAGTCGGGGAGTTAAATGTTGCATTGCCCCCGACTGTATTAATCGGGTACGTTGCGCCTGCGGTAATGGTAGACATGCTACTTCCTTTCTATAAAAAATCTAAGGTTGTCGCCGCTACCATCTTCGGGTTTATCTGACTCGCCCTTGGGCGGCAGCAGCAGTGATTTCTTTTTCCATTCGAGCCGCCTCGTCGTTGTCAATGAAACCGCGTCTCCATTCGTCATAAAACTGAGTAATCTCCTGTTGTGTGAAGATCCTCTGGTTAGATGCCGAAGCAGCCGGAGGTGTCGTTGAGCGCGAGCGGGTCGGCGCTACTTGACGTTGAAGGTCTGGTTTTTGAGGCTGAGTCTGCGGCTGAGCGGGTGGCGTTACCGTCTGCTTATAAGTATTGAAGATCCGTGCTACTCGATCTACATCCAACACTTCGTAAGCGGCTGTAAGTGCTGCCTGTCTCGGCGCCCCATATACCGGATCGACTTGCTGCAGCCATTCGAGGAACCCTGGATCTACGTTTAGAGTTTCCCAATCAGCTACTCGCTGGCCTAACCCCATCAAGAACCGATCTTTATCAGATATGCCTTGACGTTCGGATACGGACGCAAGCTCTTGCTTCAAAGTTTTGATCTCGTTGACTAGCTCTACTTCCCGCTGGCCATAAGCACTAAGCTTAGATTCTGCGGCTCGCTCGATCAGGTCAATTAGATCAGGACCAAATGCTTCTCTGTCTTGTTCAGTGATAAGAGTTTTCTGCGGCTCCTGAGGCTTGGTTACCTTAGCTTCTACTGCCGCCTTATCAGCGACTAGCTGCTGCATCTGCGCTTTCATCTCACGCAATTCAGCATGAAGCCTTGGCACTTCTGCATCGTACTTACCCTTCAACGCATGGTACTTCGTAAGCCATGAATCGTCTTGGGGTGGAGTAGGAGGTACAGATGGCTCTTGCGAAACGGGTTGCGGTGGGGCTGGGGGCGGATCTTGCGGTGGGTCTACCACTTGGTTTGTAGTGTCTGGCGGGTCAGTCTCCGGCGGTATTCCTTCTCCATCGGGCTTCGTACCTGCAAGTGTGTCTACTAAACGATCTGCTTCCTCAACTTGGCGTTGAATAGCCTTAGGCAATGCCATTTCTATCTCCTTAGCTCCGACTCTCGCTACAAGCGCCGTATTAGACGGTGTGCTATTCGCGGTAACGGTCAGCTACAACAGTTATGAAAAGAATAAACGCCGTCTTTACGGTCTGCTTACCCTGCGTAATTTATCGACCAGTTCTCCTGATCGCCCTACTAGCTCAAGAACTTCCTTGAGCACTGCCGCCTCCCCTTGGAGACGGTAGATTTGGTTGCCCTCTGCTACTGTGAGTCTGTCGAGGCTGTCGTTTTTACAGTGTCTCAACCATTCAAGTAGCGGAGCGAATTCGTCTGTCCTTAGTAATCCGAGGCAACGAGCAACTCGCTCGTCAACGCGAACCACTTACTTCGACATCCCATCAGTCTTTGCAGACATCTGAGCGTATTCTTTGCCTCCGCGCATATCGAGCGCGACCGGACCTTTACCTCCGGTGTTCACGGGGCCACCTTTGCACATCCCGTCAGTCTTGGCAGACTCCTGGACTAGCTCTTTGTTGCCACGCTTCAGTGTTCCGATAATTTGAGCCATGATGCTCTCCTTTCATTAACTAAGGTGATGTATACCCTAGGATTTTTACCGTGTCAAGTTGCGTTCGCTACTGGACGGCCGTCGCTAAGCTGAGCGCCTGGAGACGGAAGCTGCGTATTCTGGCTTCCTCCTGCCTGTGGCTGACCCTGCTGTTGCTGCTGCATAGCCATCAATTGCTGTTGGACCTGTGCTTCTGCTGCCTTGCGCTGAACTTCATCTTCCGGCGGAACGATCGTATCTACGTTCAAATCCAACCGCTTAGCAGCCTGACGCAATAAGTTGGCCGTACCTTCCATCCCAATAACCGCCTGAACCGCTGGCGAATTGAGGGCAACCGCCAAGAACTCGTTCTGCCGCTGGGCAGTAAGCTCTTTCTCAACCAGGCTAGCCGCACCCAAGGGCTGAATACTGACATCACCTTTAAGGTCCATGTCGTCCGAGTACTGCATGTTGTAGAAGTAGAGCCGATCGACAAGCGGCTTAATCACGTACTCATCGATGTTGGCAATAACCTGCTTGATGGACTTCCCGGCGTTGGTCATCAACATCGACATACCCGTAGCCGTACGGCCTGCACCGCCAGCGGGAGTACCA